TTCATACATCTGTGCAATATATGCAATTGCATCATCTGCCTCAATTCCATCCATTGCCATGAATGTAACCGGAAGACAATCTAAATAAGAAACCAATCGACTAAATTGATGTCGCATTGATTCTTGCTCATCTTCAATTGTTGAATCATGATGATCGTGACGACGCAATTTAGTTTTATTAGCTCTATTTGCTTTGTAATCACCATAAATCTTTTTTCGTTTTGCGGAGCCTCCCCTACCATCAAATACGATAATACAACGAGTGGGTTTGAAATCCCTTACAGTTTTACCAACTGAATATAAAAATCCAGTAATACCACCGATATGGTCACCATCTTCATTATATGCAGGTGTAGCTCCGAAACTACGAATAAAGGTATTCAAGCCGTCGAATACCATGAGATGATCATTTACATTCGACGGGCTTGAAGTTCTTTCTTGTTGTAACTCTTTAAATAATTGTTGATACTTATTCATTATCCTTCTTCATCAACGAATTCGTCTGTGATTATTACATCATCAATTCCACCATCAATTCCAGCTTGATATTTGAATATGTAAGCATCGCAAATTCTTTTATATAACCTATCTTTTGCTTCCGGGTTATTAATAACCTTTTCAACAAAATCTTTACTTTGGAATTTTAATTCGCCAAACGTTTCTCCGGTTTCATGATCGATATCTTCTAAAGTATACCATGCACCTGATTGTTTAACTAAATCAAAATTCTTCATGATTGATAACCAACCACCGAAATTGTCAATACCACTATCATAGTAAATTTCATAATCTACTTTGCGATGCGGCGGACCCATACGGTTCTTAACTACCTGCACATTTGTTTTGCTTCCAACAACTTGTTCTACGCCATTAACTTTGGCTTTAATCATTCCTGTATTTTTAAGACGAAGACGAACTGATGCGTGGAATGGAATTGCCTTACCACCTGCTGTTGTCCATTGGTCTCCAAATGATACGCCTAATTTAGTACGTAATTGATTTGTAAAGATAAGACAAATACGCTCACGTGCAATCCAATTGGTTACTTTACGCATTGCCTTTGATAAGATGATTGATTTTGATGTTGCATAACCATCTTTATCATATTCAGCTGACATTTCAATTTTTGTAGATGCACCCATTATTGAGTCTACTACAATTGTCACTAAACGATCTTTATCTGATTTACGAACTCCTTCTACAATTGTTTCAATCGTTTCAAAGATCTCTTCAATTGTTTCTAATGGAACATAAAGCATTGTTTTCAAATCAACACCAATAGCCGTTAGGAATTCGGAACTCGTAGCAGATTCTGTATCAATATAAACAGCCAATCCGCCCTTCTTTTGCGTTTCTGCTAATGTATGTGCTGCTAATAATGATTTACCAGATGCTTCTAATCCGGTAACTTCAGTGATCCGTCCCACCGGGAATCCACCATAGGGACGGTTTGAAATTGCTAAATCAAGCATCGAGCAACCTGACGAAATCCACTCTGATACATTGCTTGGAGAATCTTCATCGCCATCTAAAAAGAACGCAGTCTTAAGATTTTGTCCTTTAAATTGCTTGTTAATACTATCTGCTAATGTATTTGCTAGACTGTCTTCTAGTTCCAGTTTACTTTTACTCTTTGCCATGTAGACTCCTTATTAATTAAATAAATCATTAAATGCTGATGCAACATCCTCAACTTTACCTGCAATTGGTTTTGCGGTTTTTTCAGGTGCTGCTGGTGCTGAAGTTTCTTCTTCTTCAACATCTGAATCTGCATTCTCTGGATTCATCCATTCTTTAAGAGCATTTTCTAGTTCTTCGTAAGTTGGTTCAGGGAACAAATCAGTGATTACTGGTTGATTCATAATTTTCTCTGCAATTGCTTTGTCTTCAGTTGCAGGTTGTGTGTTTGGTTTAACACGGATTGCTGTTTTAGGGAAAGCTCCGCCTTCAGCTGGTGTAAATTCTACGTCAATATCACGACCATTCATTAAGTCTGTAATATCACCATAATCTGCATCAGAGATAATTGATAAAAGCTCAGTGTAGATTTGTTTACCGAATCCCCAGAATTTAACTCCTTCAGATTCTTTACCACGAACGATTACAGGAACATAAGTTCTCATTTTCGGTTCAATTTTGCGACCCATTAGCCATTCGTCTTTATCACCAGTTTTCTTAAGTTTGTCAGCAAACTCAACAATTGGATCTGCATTGCCAAATGTGATAGGAGATAACATAGATCTCTTACCGATATCATAATGGAAATAAAGTTCTAAAAATGGATTGTCTTTGCGATGAACGTAAGGTACAATTCTTACTCGCGTTTTACCTGCTTCAGGTTTCCACAAATTTTGTTTTTTGTCATCAGATTTGTTTAACTGATTCAACTTCGCTTTGATAGCGTCGAGGTTAAGTGCCATAAGTGCTCCTTTGTTAATTAAGTAAATAAAAATATAAATTATTAATTATAATATAGATAATTAATGGGGTAAATCAAAGTAATTAGTTAAGTTTTTTTGTTTTTATTTTAAATCCATGTTATAATATTTTTTCATAACATTTTTAATATATACAGGTGGAATTTTAGAATCACTATCCATCATAATCATATATGCAACTCCTGCAGCAGAATATGACTGATTCGCATCTTCTAAATAACTTTTATATATATATTCTGCGAATCTTTTATCTGATTCTTCACTTTCTGCAAGTATGTTTTTTAATTTTATCATATCAACCTTTATACTATAATAAATATTACTTCCAAGAAATTTTCTTGAAGAATACTAAATCAATAACACGATAACCAGCTTCGTCAGTAAGTATAAATGAATTTTGATAAATACTCCAATCTAATTGGAATGTCTTATCTAATACACCATTGTTAACTGCTTTTATAATTTGATTAAGTGCATTAACTGTATACAATGTATTAGTTTCTTTTTTACGGTGAATGCTAATTGTATTCTGTCCGCGTTGCGTTCCTGCATCTGCATTATATGTGCAATATAAATTGTCTGCAGATTCTGCATTTGCGAATATGAAAATTCGTTGTTCTGGAATGATGTAACTTTGCTGTATGTATTCTGTTACTATGTTTAAATCTGATCTATGTGCAAAGGTGCAAAGTAATTGTGTTTTCAATATTAATCCTCATATAATTCTAAATCGCTATCATTTTCAACATCCTCAGGAATAATATCTTTTTCTATAATTCGTATTTTACCTGCATCAATTACTACGTAACGGAAATCGCTTGTTACATTTACTCTATCTCTTCTAAAAACAATGAATTGTAAATCTTCTCCTACAATTTGATCAACTGCTTGTTGCAAATCTACATCTAATTCGCTAGGATTACGTACATATTTTAAACGTCGCAATTCAGCGTTAATATATGTTATATCTTGACTTCCATCATCAATTGGTTTGATAACAATTGAACCATCACTTAATTTAGTCATTGGCTGAATTGATAATTCAACCGGAGTTGCATTCGGACCACGTAAAATAACGTTAGTGTATCCTTGTATTTCTGAATTTATTGAATTTGCTTCTCGATAAAATTGATCTAAATACATTTTATCTTTCATATTCAAATTACCTGCTAAGATAAATTCTCGGCGATTATCTAAATATGCAACTGCATCTAATAATTCCTGATGAAAATATTTATGGAAATTAAATTTTGGATTTTCCATAGTACCTCGCAATTGATCCAAACGTTTCAATGTGGTTACAATTTCATCCCAAAATTTAAATCTAGTAACACTACCTTTTGTTCCTAATCGTATTGATTTTGATTTTCCAATTCGATAATCTTTTACTTCAAATTTTTGGTTATTTGATAATAAGTCAAATGATTGGCCACCACCTTGAGCTTGTGCGCCGCGGAATGCTGCAGCTAAAAATATTTCACCTTTACCCATTCCTTTTGGTTCTAAATTGAACATTTCAAATCCAACGCCAGATCTATAATTTACTGCATTAATGGTTTGTTCGTTGATATCATTTCCTGAATATAATAATTCAGCAAACTCCGATGCTCTTTCATATGAAAGTTTATTTAAATATTTCAATGTAATTGCATCTGCTTCAACCGGCAATAAACTTAAAAATTGTTTAAAATCTTCAATTTTATTTGCTTCGGTAACTGCATCAATTAATGGTGCATTCTGTATAGAGTTAAGTTCAATTGATTCTGTGATAACTTGATTTCGTAAACCTTGTGCGCGTTCTACAATTTGTCGGGCATACTCTGGAGTAACTTTTGCAGTTTCTAAAATTACGTTGTATAATACTTCGTAATCTTTACTACATGTAGGATAACCCTTGGGCAATCGGAAACACCACTCTGTTAAAATTAAATCAATGTTCATAAAGATATAGTTTTTATTTTATCATAAATATTGCCAACTTTACATTTTACCGGAAAGTTGCCTTGCTCTAATACTTCTTTGATATTAGGTAGCAATTCTTTTGCTTCAGTTACGGGTACATCAAATAATACTGAATCATATGTATAAAGTATCATAACCGTTTCGCGTTCTTTTAATATGTCTTGTACTTGTTGTAATTTTTGTACGGATACTTCTGTTTCTGTTGCTTGCAAATAGTAATTAAACAATTTATTTGCTGTCATATTTTTTACCATATCCTTGGTAATAGGTCGTTTCAATATCGGAGTTTCAATACGTCCTTTTGCTTTCCATTTTGCCCAAAGATCATATACAAATGTATTTACCTTTTGAAAGAATGGAATTGATAAAAATTCGGAATCAATGCCTCCATATAACAATCGAAATGTTATTTGTTTGCTTTCATCTCGTTGTTCGTCTGTTAATTCATCAGTGCCAAAATAAAATCTACCTAAATAATCATGTATAGATGATGTAGGTAAATCATAACCAATTAAACGTGCAATCAATCTAACGTGATATGAATCAAAATCCATTTCAACTAATGCACCATTTGCAAATCTACTACAAAATGCTGCTCTCGT